CATCCTAGAGCTATCAGAAAGAATAGGATGTAATGAGATTTACTTTATCGGTAAACAACCTACAGTTCATTAACTGTTGTAGAATAGCAACATCATCAACCATCAACCCACAGGGAATGGAATGGAAAACTCTACAGAAAACAAAGAATTAGGAATCGAGTCGAATGGTCGAGGCGGTCAGCCAGGAAACCAGAATGCTAAAAAGAACAAAATGTTCTATGACCGAATCCAAAAGCACCTAATACAAAACCCACAGAAGCTAGAAAAGATAGTAGAAACCTTAGTGCAAGAAGCTCAGAATGGTGAGCCTTGGGCAGTAAAAGAGATTATGGATCGCATGGATGGCAAAGCAGTCCAAGCTACAGAGATTAGCGGTGCAGATGGTGGTCTGCTAGAGACGCTAAACACAATTAACATTGTCCTAAAGAAGCCTAATGGAGCTTGATGTAGAGTTTCCAGAAAAGATAGGGTTTCTTTTCGAGCCAAGCCGATACAAAGTCCTATATGGTGGGCGAGGATCGGGCAAGTCTTGGGGAGTTGCTAGAGCTTTACTCCTTTCTGGAATGAATAAACCCATCAGGGTCTTGTGTGCGAGGGAATTGCAAAACTCGATCACAGACTCGGTTCATGCTTTACTAGCAGACCAAATAAAAGCACTAAACCTTGATAGCATCTATGAGGTTCAAAATACAGTCATTTATGGCAAGAATGGCACAGAGTTTTTGTTTGCTGGTCTAAAGCACAATGTAACTAAGATTAAGTCATTCGAAGGTGTAGATATTTGTTGGGTAGAAGAAGCTCAAACAGTATCAAAGTCCAGTTGGGATGTATTGTTACCAACCATTCGTAAAGATGACTCGGAGATATGGATTACATTTAATCCTGAGTTAGATACGGATGAGACTTATAAGCGGTTTGTAGTAAGCCCACCTGCCAATGCGATTGTGCAGAAAGTAAACTGGTCAGACAATCCTTGGTTTCCTCAAGTCCTAAGAGATGAGAAAGACGATCTCAAGGAAAGGGACATGGATGCCTATCTCAATGTCTGGGAAGGCAATACAAGGCAAGTATTAGATGGTGCAGTATATGCAACAGAGCTAAGAAAAGCTCAAGAAGAAAACAGAATCCGAGATATTTATGTAGATACAACAATTCCTGTTTCTACATTCTGGGACATCGGATGGTCAGATTTGAATAGCATTTGGTTTGTGCAAACAGTTCCTGGTGGCGAAGTAAGGGTCATTGACTTCTATCAAAATTGTCAAAAGACAATTGACCACTATGTGCAGGTTCTACAAACCAAAGGCTATACATACCGAGACCATTGGCTACCGCATGATGCGGAGCATAAGAATATGACAGGTAAGTCTGTTAAGGATATTATGCAAGGCATGAATCTGCCTGTTCGGATTACTCCTAAATTATCTATAGCAGATGGAATCAATGCAGCTAGAATGCTGATGAACAGATGTTATTTTGACCAGAATCGGTGTGCAGAAGGATTACAGGCTTTAAGACACTATCGGTATGATGTAGATCCCGATACTAAGCTGTTTAGCAAAACTCCTTTGCATGACCAAAACTCTCATGCTGCTGATGCATGGAGATATGTTGCAGTAGCAATAGATGAGGGTGCAGATTCTTGGAATCAGCCAATAACAGTTAAAACTTCATGGATCGTATAAATGGATGAGCAAAAACTAAAAGTCATTGTCGAAGCGGAGATAGAAGACTCTATTGGCTATGTAGAGACTGAGACAGTCGAGCAGAGAACCAAGGCTATCAACTACTACAACCGCTATGAGTATGGCAATGAGGTAGAAGGTCGTAGCAAGATTGTTACAGGCGAAGTAGCCGAGGTAGTCGATGGTGCTTTACCTCAACTTATGCGAATCTTTGCTGGTTCAGATGAGTTAGGTCGGTTCGAGCCTCGGATGCCAGGCGATGAGGAAATGGCTAAACAAGCCACAGAACTCACCAACTATGTATTCTTTAATGACAATGATGGAGTCATCATTCTCCATGATTGGTTTAAGGATGCACTTCTACAAAAGAATGGTATTGTCAAATACTGGTGGGAAGAAGCAGAAGAACCAACAAAAGAAGAATACAAAGGTCTCAATGCAGAAGAACTAACCCTTCTGTTTGCTGATGGCGAGATGGAGCTAGTCAGCCAAGAGACCGAGGAGATTGCACCTGCATCGGTAGACCCAATGGGTATGCCTATTCCTGCTGTGCTTTCCTACAATGTCGTCATTCGTAAGAAGAAAGAAGTCGGCAAAGTCTGTGTGATGAATGTGCCGCCAGAGGAGTTCTTGATCGCCAAGCGAGACAAGAAGATCAATAATGCTCGGTTTGTGGCGCACCGCACAGTTAAGACTCGCAGCGATTTAGTGGCTCTAGGCTATCCAAAAGATGTAGTGGATAAGATGCCAGCCTACAATGATCTGACATACACTCCAGAGCGAGTAGCCCGATTTACACAGGGTGAGATGCCAGATGAGACACAGACATTAGACTTCTCAATGCAAGAAGTAGAAGTCTTTGAGTGCTATATCCGCACCGACTTTGATGGCGATGGTATTGCAGAACTCCGCAAAGTAACCTATGCAGGAGACCAAATCCTAGACAATGAGGAGTGCGATCACATTCCTTTTGCTAGTGTCTGCCCAATCCCAATGCCTCATAAGTTCTTTGGTCAGAGTCTTGCAGACCGAGCAATGGACATCCAGCTCATTAAGTCTACAATTACTCGCCAAATCCTAGACAACCTTTACCTAACCAATATGCCTAGGGTTACAGCCTTAGATGGTCAGGTAAACCTAGATGATTTATTAACCTCTGCTCCTGGTGGAGTAGTTCGAGTGAAGTCCTCTGGCGCAGTTCAGCCAATGGTCGTGCCTGCTACCGCAGCACAGTCATTCCCAATGCTGGATTATATGGATCAGGTCTTGCAGAAGCGGTCAGGAGTTACTTCTACAAGCCAAGGTATTGACCCCAATATTCTACAAAACACCACAGCGACAGCAATTGCAGCGATGCAACAGGCTGGCTCTGGTCGCATTGAGATGATTGCTCGTATCTTTGCCGATACAGGGGTAAAAGACCTGTTTAGTGGCATTTTCCAGTTGCTCTTAAAGTATCAGGACAAGCCAAGGGTTATTCGACTCCGAGGCAAGTATGTCTCAATTGACCCAAGAGAGTGGAAGAATAACTACGATGTAACAGTCAATGTCGGTCTCGGCACAGGTAGCCAAGATCAAAAGATGGCAATGGCAGCGATGGTGATGCAAAAACAAGAGCAGATCTTGTCATCCCAAGGCTTTGCTAATCCGTTAGTATCTGTGGGTCAGTATCGCAACACACTCGGTAAGTTTATCGAGGCAGCAGGATACAAAGACTCGATGGAGTTCTTCAAAGAGATTCCACCAGAGCTAGACCAAATGCTCTCGCAACCACAGCCACAACAGCCAATGCCTAATCCAGCGATGGATGCACTAATGGCACAGACACAAGCACAGATCGAAGTAGACCGAGCCAAGGCACTCAATGACATTGAGATTGCTAAAGCCAAGGCACAAGCCCAAATCCAACTCGAAAGAGAGAAGGCAGCAGCCAACCTAGAACTCAAGACAGCAGAGTTCCAAGCAGAGGCTCAGTTGAAAGCAGCACAAGTCGGAGCTAAACTTACAGGAGATGTCAGGATTCCTGGATGAACAAAGTAGACCGAGCAAAGATCTATTTACAAGATGACTTCTTTGTTGAGCTTTTAGAGGCTCATAAGGAAGTATATAAATCATATATATTCGGTTCGGCAGAGCATGATGTAGAGGGCAGAGAAAGAGCCTTAGTCAAGCTCCGAGCCATAGAAGAATTTGAAGCATCTATTCGATCAATTGCCGATCAAGGCGAAATCGAAAAGAAGCGAATAAAGGTTTTTTAACCAACCATAGAGGTAAAAAATGAGTGAAAACACCAACCCACAAGGGAGTGTAGATACATCTGTTAGAGGTGCAGCTAACGCATTTATGTCTTTTCTTGAACCACAAGCAGAGGAGGCGCAAGCCCAACCAGAAGCTAGTGAACCCCCGATTACCGAGCAGATTGGTGATCCAGAGTTCGAGGAGCAAGATGTAAGTGCGGAAGAAGCTGTGGAACAGGAAGAAGAAGTAGAGGAACTACCAACCTACAGAGTTAAAGTCTCTGGAGAGGAAGTGGAAGTTACCCTCGATGAGCTTCTAAATGGCTACAGTAGGACTGCTGACTATCAGAAAAAAACCCAATCTTTAGCGGAACAGCGCAAGGCAGTAGAAGCCGAGCGAGTAAAGATTGAGGAAGCAGCAAAGACAAGAGAAACCTACTCTCAGCGTCTCCAAGTCATCGAGCAACTGTTACAAGAGCAGAATAAAGGTGAAGATCTGTCCTCTTTGAAGGCAGAAGATCCTATTGCTTACGCAGTTGCAATGGCAGAGAAGGTAGAGAGGGATAAACAGTTACAGGCGGTGCAGATGGAGAGACAGCGAGTTCAACAAGAACAAGCAGCTCACCAACAAACACTTCTACAAAAGCACATCCAAGGCGAACAGGCAAAGCTCATCGAAGCGATTCCTGAGTTCAAGGATGATGTGAAAGCCGAAGTAGTCCGCAGAGACATCCGCAATTATGCGAAATCTATCGGATTTACTGACCAAGAGTTGTCTCAGGTTTACGACAGTCGTGCTGTATTAGCCCTCTATAAAGCAGCACAA